CCAGTCTGTAGTTAAGACGGGAGTTCCGGAGAACCAAGCCTCTATCATAGACCATCCACAGGGCTCCATATACAACGTGGGCATTAGTAATCCCTTGGCTTTTTTTAGCAAGTGTTTTCTTTCCTCGTGGCTGACGGTATGGATATATTCGGCATAAGGGTTGTCTTTGGGCAGCGTTGTTTTTAGGGTTTGAGGCCCAACAAATTTTATGGGTTGTCGTAAAGCGCGAGATAGTTGATCTGCTATATGTACGCCTTTAGCATCCACAATGCGCCCTAAAAACAGCCAGTAATCTTCTTTTGTTTCGCTAAATTCAAAATCCTCGGGAGTAAATCCCGGGGGGATCACATGGTCGCTGGGAGATGGATGATTCTGTTGTGCGCCTCCTAGCATTTTATGGAGGTGAGCGTAAGACTCAAATACTCTAAAATGAGCAAAAAAAGAATCATAACCTATGCTCGGCTCGACAACGACCATACTATCTTGTAGTTTTTCACATGCGCTTTTATGCCCGATACCCCAAAAAGCCAACACGAGATCGTTTTTGTTGTGACGGCGCTTTAATGCTTCGCGAGCGGCATTTGTATTAAATTCTTCATGTAGTTTATTTTCTATTTTTTGAGGTAAAAAATCTTGCCACTTTTGCCCTTTGAAGTGATCATCATATGTGAGGTGGGAAATAACGCTAATGTGTTCGGTGCATGGCACCTTAGAGTCTGGATGGCCATAGTGATAAACAGTGTGCCCTCTTTTGAACATTTCGGCACAAAACTTGTAAACTTTTTGGGTAAATGCGCAAATGGTGATTTCCGTGCAAGTAGGGTGTATCGGAATTGACAAGACATGAAATATCATTTCTTTTTATAATAAGGGGGACAAATCATTAGTCAAGTGTAATTATATATGAACATATGGCGACTAGGCGTAAGAAACCTAAGGTGACGGAAAAAATTTTGCCGATAACAGAAAGCAAGTATAAACTAAACTTTAAGCATTTTGATTTAACAGATAAACAAAAATTTTTTTTGCAAAAAGCGTTTGACGAAAAAACGAAAATCATGTTCATAGCAGGTCCCGCGGGATGCTCTAAGACGTTTATGTCCGTATATTCAGCGCTGAGGCTTTTTAATGATGATAATGATTTGGATATTTTTTACGTTAGAACTATTGTGGAAAGCGCAGACAGGGGGTTGGGGCACTTGCCCGGAGATGTGGAGGAAAAATTTCATCCGTTCATGATGCCATTGACCGATAAGATGCAAGAGATTTTAGCCAGCGATCAAATCAAAATGCTTACAGAAGAAAAAATTATTTCAGCAGCCCCTGTTAATTATTTAAGAGGAGCTAATTGGTCTAACAAATTGATTATCGCTGATGAATCTCAAAACTTTACGCTAAAAGAATTGGTAACACTAGTAACACGAATTGGAAAAAAGACCAAAATGTTCATCTGTGGCGACCCTCTGCAGTCAGACATTAATGGGAAAACAGGTTTTCGCACCATGTGGCAGGCCTTTAATGATAAGGAGAGCTCAGACGAGGGCATTCATTGTTTTGAGTTTACTAAGGATGACATTATGAGAAGCGAGATTTTAAAATTTATAGTAAATAAAATTGAAAACATCCCAAAAATTAAAAATATATAAAAATGGCTAGTATATTTTGTCCCGAATGTGGAGCTAAAGCAGCTTATACTTTAAATAAACCGAAGTTTTGTCAAACTTGCGGGGAAAAATTTGAGGTAGGGTCTGCTATAGCCTCTCAGGCTCATGAGGAAGAAAAATGTGAAGACGTACCAGTGCTCGAAAAATTAGATTATTCTATAGAGATGGAACGCGGAAAGGTTACTCTTGGAAACTTGTTTGATAATCCCATGGAGCCAAGTGCGGTTGATCGCGCCCCTACTTCAATTAAGGGCCACCAAACAAAAACAAGAGAAGAATTCCTTTCTCAATCTGTTGCAGAGTGTGCGCCACGGCAGCTGCCAGCAATAACTGAGGATGGATCAACAAAGTGAAAAGTACGAAGATAAGGCCGATGTAATAGATAACGAGATACGCAAAAGATACTACAAGTGGCATTTACACGCTATTGCGTGGTTTGATTTTGATGATGTAGCTCAGATTATTCGTGCTCATATTTTTAAAAAATGGGATCAGTGGGACCAAGGGCGACCGCTTGAACCTTGGGTGAATAAAGTTATTTCGAATCAATTGAAAAATATTTTGCGCAACAACTATTCTAATTTTGCTAGGCCTTGTCTTAACTGTGAGCATAACCAATCTAGAGAACAGGCAGATGGTCAGTTAGCGGCCCTTTGTGCCTTCACTCCTAGTGGGCTTCAGTGCAATGAGTGCGATCTTTTTGCTAAATGGGAGAAGACAAAGAAAAATGCTTACGATGTAAAGATGCCCCTATCTTTAGAGTTTCACGCTTATACACAAAACACAAACCCCTCTGATCACTTTGACATCAGTAGGGCTACCTCAACCCTTCATTCTAAAATGATGCAAGTTTTAACTCCTCGTCATTTCTTTGTATATAAAATGTTGTTCGTGGACGGCATCAGCGAGGAAGAGGTGGCACGTATTTTAGGATACAAGAGCAACGAGAAGGGGAGAAAAGCAGGCTACAAACAAATTAAGAATTTAAAAAATCAGTACAAAAATATGGCCAAAAAAATCATAAGCAAAGAGGATATTTTCTATGAGTAGTTATACCCTAACAAAACAAGAAAAAGAAAGGGGCGTCGAGCTTTTCAAAGAGCTCGATGGCGATTTGAACGAAGCTGCAAAAAAATTATTTGACGATCCTAATGAAAAAGGAAGTACGGTACGCGGCAGGGCGCTGCGAAAGTTTTGGGTAGAAAAAGGTTTTGAATACCGCACCAAGGTAAAGAAGAAAAGCAGTAAGTATTTTTTACAAGACACAGAGAAGGATTTTGTTCATCGCCATTATTGTGCTGAAATGACCAAACGGGAGGTGGCTCAACTTTTGTGGACGGAGGAAACTAATCACCGGGGTTTTTATGAAAGCGCTAAATTTATAGCTTTATCAGATTTCATCAACAAAGAGTTTCCTAACCTAACTAACCTGCGAGATGAAATAACTGGGGATCGTTATGCACCTCCCAAAATTATGTCCACTGTTATAAAAAAGGTCAACAAGGTGGTTTTTAGGGAATTTGATATCGAGAAGATGAACGTAGCAGATAAAAAATGTCTCGAAAAATTATTAACATATCTCTCTGCTCCTAGATTTATACAGGTAATTAATGCTTATCCTACGAAACAAAATCGAGAACTTTTAGAATCAGAATTCATAAGGTCTACGTGGGACAAACCCGATTTAACTTCAGATGAATTAAATTTATATATAAATGTATGCATGGATTATATTAACCTCAAAGAAATTGAGCAACAAAAACAAAAACTAAACCTAATGTTTGATGACGCTGAGGGACAAAATGATTTAACGATGCGCTTAACAGAGATGTTAAAAACTAAATCTGAAGAATATAACCAATGTACGAATCGCATTGACAAAATGATTGCTAAGCTGAACGGAGAGAGGTCTAAAAGAATTGCTAATCAGCAACAACGCAATGCTTCGGTATTAGCCTTGGTACATCTTTTTCAAGAAGAAGAGGAGCGCCGACTAATGATCAAAATGGCAGATATGCAAAAACAATCTGTGGAAGAAGAGGCGGACAAGATAGAGAAAATGAATGATTGGAAAGCTCGAGTTCTGGGCATCAGCAGACAGGAGATTATATAATGGAAAGGGTCTGCAAAAAAATATTTTGCTGTGCCGAGTGTAAAAAAGAGTTTGAGGGTAGATCTTCTTTACACAAACACCTTAAGCAGCACGGATTATCAATGGCTGAATATTATACCCTTCATTATCCCCGCTATAATAAACTAACAGGAGAACCGTTGTCTTTTAAAAACATTGAGCATTACTTTGAAAGAGACTTCTCCACAAAGCAACAATTAAGAAAGTGGTGCAACGAGGCCCCTCCAAAAGAAGTGGGCGACTACATACTGAGCATTATGAGCAAAAGACAATGCAAAAAGCAAAGGGAGTATGCGCCATTTCACTTAGAAGTTGAAAGTTGTTTCTTGCCAGACATAGACACTTACAGAAAAATATTTGGCAGCTATAATGAGGCGGTTAAAAAAATTGGCTTGCACCCCCTCTATTCAGAGAAGTTGCCAAAGCGTTTTTTTACTTTTGAGTTGCCTAAAAATCTAAGCATTGCTATTGATACGAGGGAGCAGTCGCCTCTTAGTTTTTCTTTTCAGACTCATCCGCATAAGTTAGATGTGGGTGACTATACTCTTTTTGGTGATTATTATTCTTATACTTATGTAGACCGTAAGTCAGGCACTGATCTACATGCTACTTTGAGCAACCAGAATTACGAACGATTTCGAAGAGAGTTACAGCGGGTAAAGGAATTGGATTCTTATCTGTTCGTGGTTATCGAGTCAACTCCGCAAAAAATGATTAAGGCTAGTCGAGCATTTAAACGTGCAGCAAATATCGATTTTATTTTAAAAAGGGTTAGGGATTTAAGCTATGAGTTTTGTGGGCATTGTCAGTTCTTGTTTACCGGGAACCGAAAAACATCAGAAGAAATTATTCCAAGGCTGCTTTATAAAGGCAAAGAGTTATGGAATACTGATATGCAATATTTTTTAGATCATGAGTTGGATAGAAGGAACACAGAATAGACCTGCTCAGGTATGCCGCTCAAATAAAGAACTAAGCGAAATCGAAGGTTTTTTAGAAGAGAGGGAAGCAAAGCTTGCGCTTTACGAGTTCTTAAGAAATAATATAACTTTCACGGCAGAGCTTATGATGGGGATTAAGCTTTTTCCTTTCCAGCATATGGCGGTAAAGAGTATGTTTGAAACAGATTATTTTCTAGGAGTATGGTCTCGAGGAATGTCCAAATCTTTTACAACAGGTATTTATGCTGCCTTAGATGCCATATTAAACCAAGGGGTAGAAATTGGCATACTTTCCAAATCCTTTAGGCAGGCAAAAATGATATTTAAAAAAATTGAAGATATTTCTATGCACCCAGATGCGGGCTTGTTTAAGCAATGTATTACTAAAACATCTAAGAGTAACGATGAGTGGCTGATGGAGATTGGGATGAGTCGTATCCGAGCATTGCCGCTGGGAGATGGCGAAAAGTTGCGTGGGTTTAGATTTCATCGCATTATTATTGATGAGTTTCTACTAATGCCTGAAAGAATTTATAATGAAGTCATTGTTCCTTTTTTATCTGTAGTTACAAACCCTACGCAGCGTGACGACCTACATAAACTAGAAACCCAGCTGATAGAAGAAGGACAAATGGAAGAAACGGAAAGGCATGTTTGGCCCAATAACAAGCTCATAGCCCTGTCGTCAGCCTCTTATAAATTTGAATATCTTTATAAGCTGTATCAACAGTTTGAGTTTAATATTACTAGAGAGGAACAGAAAGACAAAGCATCTAGATGTATTATGCATTTTTCTTATGACTGTGCCCCGGAGCAGCTATATGATCAAAACCTTATTAACCAAGCCAAAACTACCATGAGTGCTTCTCAGTTCGAGAGAGAGTTTGGAGCGGTTTTTACTGATGATAGTGCGGGGTATTTTAAGACAAGCAAAATGGCTTTGTGTACGGTGCCGGATGGTGAATCCCCATCCGTCGAGGTTCAAGGAGACGCAGACGCAGATTACATTTTAGCTTTTGATCCCTCGTGGTCGCAAACCGAGAGTTCTGATGATTTTGCCATTCAAATTCTTAAGTTAAACGAGCAGGAGCAAAAGGCGACGCTGGTGCACGGCTATGCTTTGGCGGGTACTTCTTTAAAGCACCATATCCGCTATTTTCTTTATTGCCTAGAAAACTTTAATATCATTGCTGTGTGTGGGGATTATAATGGAGGGGTACAGTTTTTACAGGCATGCAATGAAAGCGAATTATTTAAACAAAAGAAAATAAAATTGCAGCAGATTGAGGTGCCTTTTGATAAGCCTGAAGAATACCAAGCTAATTTGCGTTCTTTTAAAAACGAATATAATAAGAATGATTACAAGCATGTAATACTGCGAAAACCAACAAGTAGCTGGATACGTCAGGCCAACGAGTTACTTCAGGCTAATTTTGATCATCGCCGAATCATGTTTGCTAGCCAAGCTATCGACGATCAGTACGTGTCTCAAAAAAATAAGAATATCCCTATCGAAGAGATTACCTTTTTACGCACCAAAGATGCGGAAAGGCAAAGCTCTGGAGCAAAGCAAATTGATTTTATTGAGCATCAGGCAGATATGATGAATTTGACAAAAAACGAATGCGCTCTCATTCAGATTACTACAACAGCCCAAGGCACCCAGACTTTTGATCTGCCTTCTAATCTTCGGCGGCAAACTGGGCCCGATAAAGCAAGAAAAGACTCTTATTCTGCTTTAGTGCTTGCCAACTGGATGACAAAAATCTATTTTGACTCGAAAAAACAGCCTAAATCCAATATAATAGAAACGTTCGAACCAATGTTCGTAAACTAACTTTATGACTTTTCAAAGTCACTTTTAATTTAATCAGTGTAAAATTTAACATGGCAAGAAGAAAATATACAAAGCGTTCAGACTATTGGAAAAAATTTGAGAAGAATTTCCAGTATCCTAACAATCCTTATGAAAGCTTGGCGGGGCAATCAGACAATTTTGAACCCAAGCTTGTTGGGGATTCGTTTTATGATTATACTGCCGAAGCTTATAGTAGAGGAGGGGGAACCGGAGGAACGACGGACAATAGGCGCAACAGCATCGCTATTCAGCCAAAACTTTATGGGTATAACAATATACGAGGGGGACTACTACCTTTTCAGTATGCGTTAGACGGGGTTAATGTTCGCGAAGCCATAGAACTGTGTCAAAAAGCTTATTGCAACGTGGCCATTTTTCGAAACTCTATTGATATGATGGCTGATTTTGCCAATTCTGCTCTTTATCTAGAAGGAGGCACAGAGAAGTCAAGGCGCTTTATTAACTCATGGTTTAAGAGAATTGGGATTTGGGGCCTTAAGGATCAATTTTTTAGAGAATATTATCGTAGTGGAAATATTTTTCTTTTTACTGTGGATGGGAAATTTAAGGCAGATGAGTTTGCGAAGATTAGAAATTTGGGCCTTGTAGCTCAAACAAATAAAATTCCTATTAAATATATTTTGCTTAATCCTTTTGATGTTGTAGCTCAGCGTACCACCGCGTTTCAAGTTAGATTTTTTTCCAAGCTTTTGAGTGAGTATGAAATCGAAAGGCTAAAGGATCCTAAAAACGAAGAGGACAAGGAATTATTTGATGCTTTGCCACCTAAAGTCAAGAAGCGCATCCGTGAAAACTCATGGACGCCAAGCGGAGTAACGGTTCCTTTGGATCCAGCAAAACTAAGATATGCTTTTTATAAGAAGCAGGATTACGAGCCTTTTGCGGTGCCTTTTGGTTTTGCGGTTTTAGATGATATAAACTTCAAATTGGAAATGAAAAAAATCGACCAAGCTATTTGTAGGACGGTCGAAAATGTGGTTTTAATGATTACCATGGGTGCTACTCCCGATAAGGGAGGTATTAATCCTCGCAATATGACAGCCATGCAAAATCTATTTACCAATCAGAGTGTGGGTCGTGTACTGGTGAGTGATTATACCACCAAAGCCGATTTTATTATTCCTGATTTACAAAAAGTTATTGGTCCTTCTAAATATGATGTTGTTAATCAAGATATTAAGGAAGGGCTTCAAAATGTAATTTTAGCAGAGGAAAAGTTCGCCAACGCGACCATCAAGGCTCAACTCTTTCTTCAGAGATTGCGAGAGTCGCGAGAAGCGTTTTTAAATGAGTTTTTGCAGCCTGAAATTGATCAAATATGCAAGAATCTTGGATTTAGAGGTTCTCCTCGTGCGCGTTTTCAGGATATCGACATGAAGGACGAGAACCAAGTTCAGCGCGTGATTACTCGTATGATGGAGCTTGGTATTTTACCTCCAGAGGAAGGCATGAAGGTTATTGATACAGGCGTATTTCCTTCTGAAAGAGAATTGGAAAAAGCGCAGGAGAAGTTTTTGGATGATAGAAAAAAGGGGTGGTATAATCCTTTGGTAGGAGGGGTGCCTGTTTTCGAAGAATCCGAAGAGATGGAGCTAGAAGAGATTAAGCATCCGGACAGCATTAAAATGTTGGATAAGCAAAACAAGAAGACCCCACAGTCGCCGGGAAGGCCGCTTGGCTCCAAAACTCAGAACCATAAGGCTACTTACGCTGTGAACGCAATAAAAGAAGTTATTGATGCGACCAACAAGTTTTATAGCGAAGTGACAACAGAAGCTAAAAAGGTTTTTAAGAAAAAGCGTTTGAATGCTAACCAAAAACAAGTTTTAGAAAAGGTTTGTGAAGTAGTTGTTTCTTCGTGTGATCAGCCTGACTGGAGAAAAACAGCAATTAGCTGCCTTAAAGATAATAAAAACCTACTAGGGTTAAAGACTTTAGAGTCTGTGATGAATATTAGCGTAGAGCATGCTTTAGACGAGTACTCTTCGGCAATTTTATATCATAGTACAAAAAATTCACCAAAAGATTAAAAAAGTGTAACATAAGTAGTATGAGTGTGCCTTATAAGTTCAAAACACAATTTGATTTTGAAGTTTTTGCTACTGACGACTTAGAGAATGAATTAAATATTAGCGTTGCTTCGTTGGATAATCTGAAGCCCTTAATACCCAAGGGTATTGATTTAGATCGTAATATTGATTTAGTGGGAGCGGCTTTTAACGCAGCTATTGTAAATCGTTTTAACAGGAATGGGGACGGAATCAGTTCTACCACAGCTAAAGACCTTATTGATTATTTTGTTCATAAACCCACTAACATAGAGCATAAAAAGGAAAAAGTTGTGGGTCACATTGTGAATGCCGCTTTTACAGACATGGAGAATGAAAAAATTCTAAACACGGCCAAACTAGAGAAGAAGGAAGATCCTTTTTACATATCGCTTGCTGCTGTGATTTATAAAACTGTAAATCCGGAGTTTGCAGAGCTTTTGTTGAAAGCGAGTGATCCAGAAGATTTTGATTATAATAAAATTTCCGCAAGCTGGGAGCTGGGTTTTAATGAGTACAATATTGCAGTAGGTTCCCAAAATCTCAGTGAAGCCGAGGTTATTAGTGACCCTCAGCAGATCAAAGAATTCGAAAAATACCTTAAAGCAAACGACGGAAACGGAGCATTGGAAGATGGAACCCCTGTGTATCGTTTAGTGGCTGGAGAGGTTTTTCCTTTGGGAATCGGTTTTACAACAAAGCCAGCTGCGGATGTAAAAGGGGTTACTACCCATGAAAATGCTGATCTTAAGTTGGAGGCGGAGGATGACGCTCCTGCTGCGATAGTAGATCAGGAGGGCATGCCAACCTTAGAACAAATTCAAAAAAATATTTTAAAAATTTCCCAAAACGAGGAATTTAATGTAAAAAATCATAACAGTTTTAAAACTATGGACACTAAAGAATTAACTGCAGAGTTCGAAAAGATGCTCGATTCTAAGTTAGGCAAAAAGTCCGAGTTTTCGCAAGAGTCTGTCGCCAGCATGGCAACCGTTATCATGGACAAAATTCGTGAGAAGGATGCTGAGTGGAAGCTACAGAAAGAAGCTGCCGAAACAGAGAAGGCAGATGCGATTACCCGGGCTGAAGAGGCCAAAGCTAATATCGAGGATTTTAAAAAGCAACTCGAAGAGGCTCAAGAGAAGATTTCTTCCCTTGAGGGCACTATCGCCACTGCGAAAGCAGAGGAGTTGTTCAATAGCAGAATGGAAAACATCGATTCCCAGTACGACTTGGAAGACAGCGATCGCGCTGTTCTAGCCAAGGAAGTGGCTGCGCTTGAGTCTTCTGAAGCTGCTTTTGAAACATATCAACAGAAGCTTGAGGTTATACTTAAGCATAAAGGTAAAGCTTATAAAGAAGAGCAGGAAGCTGCTTTTCAATCAAAAGTAGAGGAAGAGCTTCAAAAGCGTTTGGCTACTATTGATGAATCCAAAGCTTCTACCACAGAAGAGGCCACAGTCGAAGATCTCGTCGAAAATGTCGAGGTTTCGGAGGAGCCTGCAATTGTGAATAATAACGAAGCCTCTTCGCAGGAAGAGTCTCTTCGTGACAAGTTCATGAAGGCTTTTAATCCTGACACAGTTTCAGTAACATACTAAAATATTATGGCATTAAGACTATATCCATTCAGGCAATACAGTGATCACGACGTGGTCAATTTGTTTGCCAATCAGATAGTTGATGATAATCCATCAACTAATGGTGACGGTAGTGCTGGTGTGCTTGTGAAGGTGCTGAGCGGTAACCTGAAGAAAGACGTGGTTGAATTCGCATCTTCTTCGAGTTATCTTGGTAAAACGGACTATCCATTCTTGGGTGCCGACAAATACCCTCAAGTTCCCCTCCGGTGCATCGCTGCAACAACCGGTGTACCTATTATTGGCGTCACTCTTAATCAGACGATTAAGGACGACGAGAACGGTGAAAAACTCATCTATAACCCGATCAAAGCAGACGAGCTCCAAGCTGTACTGAGTGGTCAGGCTGTTCCGATCGCATCACGCGGCGTATTTACCTTTAGTGCGGATGCATGGAGTGCATTGGTGCCGGGTTATGTTGCTTGTGTGAGTGCTACGGCAGGTAAAATGGCAGGTGTTGATCCGGAGCTTCTCTCCGCTCATACGCCAGTTGGCCATGTGCTAGCCACAGGTAACAGAACGTCACAAAACGGGCAATCTGATGAGTTTGCTGGTACGGGCACGCAAGCTTACGCAATGGTCATGATCGATGCGTCCGCTTCATGGGCTAACACAAACTCTAACTAAGGATTATAATATAATGAAAATTACATTAAAAAGAACCCCAGAACAACTCGAGCTTATTAAGGCTATGGCCTCTAAGAATCGAGACACTGCTTACAGTGCACAGGTTGCCTTAGCCGAGTTTATTGGCCCCGTTGTTTCGGAAGTTATTAATAACGCTCCGACAATCAGCAATCTATTCACTCCTCTTCAGTATAACGCTGACGACAACCCTTCTCTCCCGTTGGATTTGTATTACAACATCTTTGATGAGGATTATATTCAGGTTTGGAGTCAGTCAGTCGCCGGTGGTCTTCCGACCAACATGGTGCAACCTACTGCTTCGGAGCTTAAGTTCACAACCTACACCTTGGATAGTGCGGTTGCTTTCGATAGGAAGTATGCCTCTCGTTCGCGGTTGGATGTGATTGGTAAAACCTTCACTCGTGTAGCACAGGAAGTGTTGCTGAAACAGGAGAGGACTTCCTCGAACCTGTTGATGACAGCTCTTGCTGAAGCTAAGAACGGTAATAGCCAAGAGGTCGGAAACAATATGAACGTTTTCCGTACAAATGCTGCAAATCAGCTTGTCTTGGATGATGTTAATAAGCTTATCACCAAAGCAAAACGCGTTAACGCTTCTTGGTCGGGTGGTACTCCTACGGGGGCTCGACATGGAATTACTGATCTTATCGTTTCTCCGGAAGTGGTAGAACAGATTCGTGCCATTGCTTATCAGCCGATGAACACGCGGGCTGCTCTAGGGCAGGCTGCTGCTGCAGAAAACTCGAATGGTATTCCGGCAACGGACGCGGTGCGCAACGAGGTCTGGAAATCCAGTGGTATTACCGAGTTCTTTGGTATTAATATCCAAGAGGTTCTTGAGCTTGGTGTTGGTAAGAGGTACAATGATGTGTTTGGCACGGTTTCTTCCGGTCAGACTTATTTTAATCATAACAGCACTTCTGCCACAACCGCCTTTGCTGCGGCAAGCGAGGAAATCCTAGTTGGTTTGGATCGTAGTCGTGATGCGCTGGTGCGCGCCATTGCTGTGGATTCGGACACTGGCTCGGAGTTCAACTTGGTGGCGGACGATCAGTTCTCCATTAGGCAGCAACGAATCGGTTACTATGGTGCCCTCGAAGAGGGTCGTATGGTTCTCGACAACCGGGCTTTGGTTGGCTTGATTATGTAATAATCGGGTTTTTCCGAACAAATTCAGCTCCACCCCGTTTTGGGGTGGAGTTTTTTTTTGAAAAAATCCTGTGTATACTATTATTGTATATGGCAACAAAGAAAAAAAGCACTAAGAAAAGAGCTTCCAAGAAAGCTGCGCCAGCTAAAAAGGCCAAGGCATCCACTAAGAAGTCTCGCGCCAAGCTCAGCGATCTGAAATATTCAAGCGGAAAAATGGACGACGAGACCCTCTCTAAAATCGAAGAATTAGAGGAGGTTTTGGGGGTACATGAGGTAAACCATTTTGGAACCAACGATCCCAATATTTTTGAGAATCAGCTCAAAGAAATGACTCTTGCCGACCTTCAGAATCTTTGTGGCAAGGTCAGACTGTTTGCTAGCGGCAATACTAGAGAACTAAAAGAAAAGCTGCGCAAGGAGTTTAGGCGTGTGTGCAGAGGGCAGAGAACCATTAGTATGCGCCACGGAGCTTCTATTTGTGATCCTAAGCATCCTGACCACGAAAAGGCCAAAAAGATTCTAGGTCAAGGGTTTTAAGTGTAAATTACTTTACCATGGCTTGGAATTCAGACAAAAAGCAAACACCTTATTTTGTTAGCACGGTTGCTACAGGTATCTATCGGGATGAGTTTGATAGTGATACGGGATATCAGTCTATCTCTCAGATTTCTGGGTGGTTGGAGAATAACGTAGGACTGCTTAATACTCAGCTATATACGTCTTTTTCAGGATCTGGAACTACTGATGGCGACACAGCCCTTCAGGGAACAGGGGCCTTTAGATACGAAGAAGCCGATATTTTCAAACAGCTCTATTTGGTAGAGTACTATAAAAAGAAAACACGCTCTGTTTTAAAGGGTATAGATAGTGCCGTAGACTTTATTACTTTGCGGGACGGGGACTCCACCATTACGCGTACCAATAAGAATGAGATAGCCAAGACCTACAGAGGCCTCACTAATGACGCTCAGACGCGCCTAGACGCCCTTACAGCTAAATATAACATATATGGTGCGGTACCTGTGCAAGTGGCAGGAGCGGACGCTCCCCCCCTCTCTGGGGAAGTTAATTACCCTCTGTATAACGCCTTTGGGGGATAATCCTTATTCTTCTATATTAAAATAAAAAAGCTGCCAAGTTTCCTTGGCAGCTTTTGATTAGTTATAGGTATTTATCTTAACCTAACCATTTAGGAGTACCCTTGTAAGTAAGGTCGTTATCCTTTTCTGCACCCATAGGCCAATAAGGCAAGGTCCGAAAACGAGGATAAGAACCCTCCATGAACAAGCCGTTATTTTGGTCGTTTGCCCCACCAATCTGCGTGGTGAAGGTCATGTCGACGGATTCATTGTCTCCAATAGCGTTGGTAAACGTTTCGCTGTCTAAGCGAGCATTTTTCACTTTATATATAAGTTTGTCCGCTCCCGCAGTAGTGCAGGAAGAGTCTCTCATTGTTAAGGTGAATTCATGTGTTTGCCTGTTACAGAGTTCTTCGAATAAGTTCTTATTCTGAAGCTCAGAAACCACAGCAGAAACCGTGCAGCTGATATCAACCGGAAGATCAACTACTCGAGCGTAACCAAAAGTACTTCCAAGCCGCTGTAGGATTGTACGACTCAATGGGACGTTAATGGTGAAGCTTTGAATATGGGCCGCTCCATCGCCAGCCATATCAGCTAAACCGTAATATGATCCTGAGGCGCTCATTGATAAGGTCAGATCTCCCGGACGAAGAGCTGCAATATCAGAACTACCAGTAGTATTAAAGGATGTTCCATTAGTGTTCTGGTCGCTCCAAGTACCGGCGTTGCCTATTCCGGTTTGGAAGACATAACGGTTGCTTCCGCTATTTCCTTCGAGGGTTACCCCGGGAACGCCTTCATCTAAATATATCCCTCCAGTTGAGAGGGGGGCGCCGGAAAGATGGTCGTCCACTTTGATATTAAAAGCTTCGACAGTAACAGAAGCTGTAGGAATAGATCCTACTGCAGCTTCAACTGTATAGTCGCTCACAAAGCCATTACCAATAGCAACCACATCGTTTTTGGTATAAGCGGTTCCAGTTGCAGCCAACGCTGTTGTACCTTGTACGTCCTTGCCGTCCGGAACAACCGTAATGAAGAAGTTGTTTCCTTGGGGATCGTTGAGGACGCCAGAAAGAGCTGAATAGCCAGATATGCAGCCATCCCCTGTCCAGAAAGCTTGATCTTCATTTGCTCTGCCGTACGCTTCGTCGGTCGAAGTGGGAACATTAAAGCCCATTTTTCTCTCGTTGCCGCCGTCAGTTAGATAATAATTAAAATCCAGTCCAACAGTCGGGGATTCCATAACGATAGAATCCAAACGAGCCAATTGACCGAATTCGTTAATGTCTTGCCTGTTAATCGTAAAATTAAAGTTGGCGGATTGTATTCTCTCCATGGGTTCAAGCAGAGCACGGTTCTTACACGAGAACCGAGTGTCCTCCTTACGCGCAGGAACACCTGTCCACATCACGCTGTAAGTATCGTCACGTGATATGCCCGGGCCCGTTGATTCGTTGTTGCCTGTTTGAATATGGAAGCCAGTAGAGCTAGGAGCTATAAAAAGCGCCTGACTTTGATAAATAATTCTGTTTCTTGAGGTAGCCATAGTATTTTAAAGTTTTATTAAAAATAGTTACAGCCAAAATGGGGGTTTGAGAACTTTTATTGTCTTGGAAAACGGTATTTGTTGATTTCAAAGTCGATGAAACCTACATATAGTGGTACAGGTATGAATTTATCCATTTTATCTGAAATCTTAGAAACCGTAGTGTTTTGCACAAAGAAAGTGTCTGTTGAATTGTTGTTTGCAACATTCTTATAATCATATCCCGTAGGATAGGTGGATTTGATATTGCCGTATTCATCGAGGGGGGATCCGGTATAGGGGATTCCTCTAAACACCTCTTTAGAGGCGTCTGCAAAAACAGAAAGAATGCCGTCTAATTGATAAGTATTTTCCGCAAAAGCTACAGCGGTAATGTTGGAGATAGTGTTGTCTTCTCCTCCAAGGGCAAAGGGTTCGTTTGTGCTTGTAGTTGTAGAAAGAAAAACTGCAGGCGTTACCTCGTCGTATGGAGCTACATTCGTTAATTCTCGTGTGTAACGGGCATTGAGCTTATATTTGCCTTCCATTATGAGACTTTCTTCGTTTTGGTTGGAAACATAAGTATTAAAGTTTTTTACGCTATATCCTCCGCTAATATTGGCAGTAGTGGCTACAGAACTATCAAATAGAACGCGCCCGTTGTCGTAATCAAGTAGAAGGCCGCTCGTCCCTGTTGTGTTGCCAGCTGGGTTGGTAAAGGTAACAGGGCCAGTGGGGCCATCGCCGCTAATAGAGGGGATAGTGGCATTTTGAATGCTCTTATCATAAACCCATTGTTTGTAAGGGGAGCCAAATACTGTTTTGTTTTGAATTCGTTCGTCTGAATAGTTATAAAAGTCGGTGCCTTGGAAATTTTTGTAGGCAGAGCCTTTATCGAGCAGGAAATGGTCGAACCATAAGTAGAAGCTTGTTAAGAGTTTATGTTGATAGAGTGGTTTCATGTGATGGTTTCTTTTTCGATTTTTCTGATCTCTTTATAATAATTGTTAAGCAAAGAACTTAAATAAGATGTATTGCTAAACTTGCCTGCGCGAAGCCTTCCTTTTACTTGGACAGCTCCTCCTGAGCGGGAGCGAGCAGAATCTTGGTATAGATATCTACCTAAACCTGAGATGCCCGTTTCGATGCCTTTTGCCCAACTGCGACCTGTCGCCCATGGCATCGGAGTAACCTTAAAGAGTTCGGAGGCAGTAGGAACTGTAATGTTAATAGTGGTGCGACTCTTAGTGTGGTGGTATCTTATTTCATATTTTTCTAACAATGTACGTACAATAGCTAAGGGCTTTTCTCCGCTACTAAACCCTATATAGGTAAAAAGGTTGCCTATTCCTCCAAGGGTGCCGCTTAAATTACCAGCACTAGCTCCTCCTTCTATTTCTGCGGTCACAGGGTGTTTTTCAAAACTTTTTAATAGATTTTGTTGAGCTGATTTTACTTTTTTTTCGATAGCCTGTTTAATCCCTCTGGTATAAGACGCTTCGCGAGGCACAGCATTCTGTATCTCTTTGAGCGTTTTACGGGTAACGGATTTTGCGATAGGCATATTAACTAACTGATTTAAGGTAGATGGTGTAAAATTTCACTCCAAAAACTCCGTGCGCACGAAAGTCGCTATCGATTGCAAATTTTTGACTATCAAATTCTATTCGTTTAGCTTCTGACACCGTAGCATAATCAGCAGCTTTGAATATCATTCTTACCTCTCCTTCAGGCAAAAAGATTTTAAGCTGGGAATTGGACTGGCTGTTTGCGAAATAATCTTCAGTATAATTTTTTCCATATAGCAATCTGGCGGACACAGTCGAAGATTGAGGTGTATAAGTTATAGGTGTGGTTGCGCCTGCGTTGCCATAAATAGTATTATAAGACTGACTGGGAGAAGATACCGTAACTATCGCGTCTTTGTAAACTGTGACGTCTCGTGCGAAGGTATCGTGCAGATCGTCCATTGCGTTATTACAGGTTGTTTTTTCTGCATCTGTTAAAAGGCTTGCCATACTATTTATATACACTTTTTAATTTTTTTTTAGAAAAAACTTATTTTAAAAGCATTATTTATAAGATATGAAGTCTATTTATAGTTTTACCGTCAATACTACCGAAGAAGTAGAGGAAAAGACAAAAGAAAAGCGAAAAAATGAAGAAACAGGGGCTGAGGAAGAAATTGAGGTTTCTAAAAAAATAGAAAAAGAAATTCCTCACGAAATTTTCATAAAACAGCCTAGTCGAAGGCAGCTAGAGGAAGCGGACATGGAGTATTCTATTGAAATCAGCCGTTGTATCAAAAAAGGAATTCTAACAAAGGCTATGCTTGCTAAAAAATATTCTGATACAGGGGGAATTTTAACGGAAAAAGACGCCAATCGTCTGGTTGATCTTTATAGCCAGTTAGCAGATCTAGAGATGGAAATGGCCAAAAGCGGGACCCATCCCACTGACGATACAAAAAAAGCTAAAGGTCTGGGAGGTAAGTTGGCTATGACGAGGAGAGAAATTGTTGATTTGGAATCTGCCTACCAAAGCCTTTTTAACCATACAGCAGACATTAAAGCTCAAAACAGGGTGATTTTATGGTATATGGTTACGTTGGCGCATATCCAAAAAGAAGGGGTTGAGAAACCGGTGCCGCTTTTTGATGGTAAAGAATTTGAAGATCGCATTGATTCTTATTATGATCAAGACGAAAAAGAGGACAAACTTTTTAGGGCATTTTCTTCTAAGCTGGCAGCTATTATAAGTTATTGGTATTTTAGCGAAAAACCAACTCAAAAAGAATTTGATGATATAATTGATGACCTCGCATCCAACTAAAGTTAACTTTAGGTATTTATTTAAGGATATTGTTAATGGTTTTTCTGAAGTAGAGTTTAAAGGGCGCATTTTTTACGTTAAACATCTTTCCTCTTTAGATCAGGTAGACCTAGAAGAGCTAGAGGAGAGTTTTTACGCGGAAGCCAAGAAGAGGGGGCTTCCTACCGAAGAGGAAATCTTAGCGCGACTTCGAGAAGAGGAAATGTGGACAGACGCTGATGATGCGGAAATCTCAAAAACAGAAGCGTATATAGCGAGCCTACAACAAACTCGAAAACAGCTTTATCTTAAAACACAAATAGAAGATAATGCTAAGGAGGCTGAAAAAGCAAAACAGAACCTAGGCGAATTGTTATTAGTTAAAACTAATTTAATAGGCCAAAGCTGCGAAACGCACTCTAAAAGACGTACGAGTGACCATTATATCCTCAAGTCTTTTTATGAAGACAAGGAGCTGCAAGTGCCTCATTTTTCAGAAGAACGGGTTGATGAACTAGGGAAGGATGAATTATTGGAAATAGTGATTAAATATAATGATAAAATTTTATGTTTAAGTGACGAAAACATCCAGCGTATTGTCTTGCAAGATTTTTATAGCGCTTATTTTCCTTTTTCAGATAATGTGATGAATTTTTATAATAAGCCGCTATTTAATCTTTCACTTAATCAAGTTAAGCTTATTGTTTTCACTAGGATGTTTAAGAATATATTTGAAGGCTACCCCAAGATGCCAGATGATATTAAAAAGGATCCTATGAAAATTATTGATTATGTAAATGCTCAAGATAAAGCTAAAGATGTGGTAGATAATTTAGACAAAGACGGTGCTTCTACTGTAATGGGAGCCACAAAGGAAGATTATGAGTATTTAGGTTATAAGGAAAATCCACAAGGTCGCTCATTGAGCGATATGCTAAAAGCAAAAGGAGGTCGTATGGATATGAAAGATTTGATGGAAACCATGACATAGGCCGCACAAATATTTGAAAAAAGTGTATATTTTATTAAATAGCGCACTATGATCAAACTCGACGCCGTAATCAATGACAAAAAACTTTTGGCTTCTATTCAAAAGGGAGTGGATGTATTTAATCGCTCGACGGCTGGTAAAAGCAAATTAAATTTAAAAATCAACGAAAAAGGGTTTCGTCAACCCTTGGGGCGTATCACCGGGGATTTGGACAAATTTGAATCTGCCCTTGCGGCATCCAATGCTCGTGTTATTGCGTTTGGAGCTTCTACCGCAGTCATAGGAGGAGTGACGAGAGCCTTCAAAGAACTTGCAGCGACCACCGTTAACGTACAAAAACAATTTGCTGATATAAATCGTATCCTTAATGTTAGTAATAAGGAATTTGATACGTTTTCAAATAGTTTGTTTAACATTGGCAAGAAGACCGCAACGACTTTTGATGATGCGGCGAAGGCAGCTCTAGAGTTTGCTCGTCAAGGCCTAGGGATGAATGAGACCTTGAAACGCACCTCTGATGCATTGACTTTGGTCCGTTTGACAGGAGTGAATGCAGATAAGGCGGTAAGCGCCCTGACAGCTACGGTTAATGCTTTTCAGCAAAGCTCCTTAACTACCACGCAAGCTCTCAACAAGTTTGTTGCTGTAGAAACAAAGTTCGCTGTTTCCGCTAAAGATTTGATGGAGGGTTTGGGGCGTGTTGGTTCTGCTGCGGTAGATGCAAAGGTAGACTTCGATGAGCTGAATGCCATGATCGCTGCTGTTCAGCAACAAACCGGACGAGGTGGGGCTGTTATAGGTAATGCTCTTAAAACTATTTTTACGAGGCTGCAACGAAGGGACACCTTAACTGCATTAGAGCAGTTTAATGTGGAAGTACAGGATATGCAGGGCAATATTTTGCCAGCTATGACTATTTTGCAAAACTTTTCGAAGGCATACAAAACCTTGACTGACGCAAACAAGGCTTATCTTCGAGAACAAGTAGCGGGTGTTTTTCAGGCTAACATTTTGTCCGCTATAGTTAAAGATATTAATAGCGACTTTCAGGTATATAACAGGGCGCTAACAACTTCTACCGAGGCTACTAATGAGGCCGCTAATGCCAACGCCCGCTTAAACCAAACAATAAGCGCTCTATTGTCACAAACAGGAACCGACCTAATTCGATTACAAGAAAATATTGGCAAGATTACTTTTGAGCCTATAGCTCGTGCCATTCTAGGGCCTTTTAGGGATATTGTTGCGAATATTAATTCTCTTCTTGATGGCGAGGGTATGGGAAGCGACTTTGCCAACGGTCTTCTCAAAGGTATTAGAAATATTATAGCGGGGCCCGGGCTTGTTGCGGCTATAGCTGTAATTGGTAAAATTTTTATTACTACTGCTGGTTATATCACAAAAGCAATACCTACCCTTGTCGGTATTACTACTGAAAAACAAAAACAAGCAAACTTACAAGCCACGATAGACGCCCTGCTTAGAAGCGATGAGAATTTATCGAAATTAATTGCCCAACACGAAGGGAACGCTGCGAAACAAGCCGGGATACTAGCAGGTCACGCAAGGGCGCAAGAAAAAGCATTCAAAGCATCCGCTACCTCCACAAGCCTAATTGCTACTAATTTGCGGATGGCAGGCATGACCACCAATAAGGCAGGTTCTATTGTTCCTACTGGTCGCAGAGGTGCACGTGGATATGTGCCCGGTTTTGCGGGAGAGGCGGCAGATATTCGTCGAGGAGTGGGAGGAGTTAGTTCGGGGGCGCGTCCGGTGCATATTCCTAATTTTGCGTTTGGAGGGGGGCAGCGGGGTAGTATGGTAGCCAATACTGGAGAGTATATGGTTCCTAATTTTAGGGGTGGTGGTTCTGCTATTTTTAATCCAGCTATGGTGCGCGCTAATGGAGGTTTGCCTCAAGGGGCAAAAAGAATTACGGCTGCGCAGGGGTATGTACCTAATTTTGCGGCGCCTGCCGCTTATACAGCGGGCATGCAAATAATTAGCGCAGGAAAAAGTGGCGGTAGTTTGGCAGGATGGAATACCCATAGAGATGCTTTGGTTGCTTCAGGTCACCATTCATATGCAAAAAAACTCCAAGCGGCTAGGGATAAAATCCAAGCTAAAAGAGGGGCCGCTCAAACCAAAGCCAAAACTAAAGATCTCTACTCCATACCTGCTTCAGAGATAGGAATCGGAGCTCTAACAGGGTACCAATCAGGGGCAGATACCCAAAGTCCGCGTTCTTCGTTTTCGGTACTATTAGCATCTAAAGATACTGGGAAAGTGGCTGACCCTACTTTGTTGAAGTTCATGAAAGCTCATCAACACAAATCTTTACAAATTAGCAAGCTGCCTGTTGCCGGGATCAATAAATCCAACCAAGGGCAAACTGAAGCAGAGTTAGAACAGCACTTTTCTTCTACTTTGAATGATTTTATGTTACCTGCCCTTAATGACTATAGTGCAAGTATATTTAAGTCAGTATTAGGGGACGATGGCAAAAGTTTTATTAAGGAACTTAAAAACAATAAGCAGCGCGTTTTTTCCACTTCCACCGAAGGGGGTATTTTTGAGAGCGCCATATCTTTAGCAAGCCGAAACGCCAAAGCTTTTGGTGGAAGCGATTCGGCTCGTTTTGATTTTGAAGAAGCTGGTCATATGTCCGGTACTTTGCGGGATACTTTTTTTGCCACTTGGCCGTGGATAACTCGTGCAGACGCAAAGCGCTCTGACAAGTCGGAAAATATCCGCAGCCTCCTTGGAAAGTCTTTAGGAACCCCAGAGACAGCAAAGTCGATTAAAAACTTTATGGCCGGAGATATTTCGGCGTGGCAAAAACAACGTCGTTCTCGGGCACGGACAGCACGGGCAGCAGGCGGTTATATCCCTAACTTTGCAGGGGGTTTAGGAGCTGCGCTACAGCGAGAAAAAGCAGCAGGCGTTCCTTCTTCTGCAATTAGAGTCAACAGTTCTCCTCGCTTCCAATCTCCAGTAAACCCTGCGGGTTTAGCTGTTACAAATACTATTGATGAGCCGAGAGGGTTACGAGATGTTCCTAATTTTGCAGACACTGATATTGTGGCAAGATCCGGAGGGCAGGCTGCATTGTTGGGGATGCCGGGATTAGACAAAAGAGGAAAATGGGCTGCTTCTTTTAATAAAGTGCTCGCTGGAGCTGCTGACGATTGGGCGAACAACCGAACAACCACAACAGAATTTACTGATAGACTTAAAAGTTTAAGCAATCAATATGGTGTCACCGGAGACGCACAAAAGACAGTTATTAAAAACACCAAAGCTCTCGGAAAACAATTAAGACCCGGAGGTGGTATGGCGGGTATGATGGCTATGATGATGGTGCCTATGGCGGGAGGTATGATTGAACAAGGAGTAGGGGGTCGCACAGGTTCAGCAATCAGTGGCGGCCTAACAGGGGGCGTAACAGGGGGATGGTTAGGTGGTATGGCAGGGGCGGCAGCAGGTGCCAAGTTGGGTGGAGCTATGGGTGCGTCGGGAGGCCCAGTTGGAATTGGAGTAGGCATTACCGTGGGAACATTGGCGGGAGTCATGACCTCATTGGAGGCTACTGCTGCGAGTGCGCAATCGTTGAGTGGTGAGCTACAAACTCTAACTGGACAAATTCAGTCCAATGGAAAAGCTGCTATGGAGTATATTCAGGCGCAAAAAGATTTGACTGCTGCGGCTACTGAAGATGAGTTGACAGCTGCGTCTAACAGGGCTGCGATTGCCCTTGAGGGTATCAGCGATACAGATTTAGCTGAACAGTTCGCTGCAGCTGGGAAGAATGTTGATGAGTTAACCAATAGTTTAGAGCGGTGGAGCGGTCGGCAGGCCATAACAGCAAAAATGAAAGGAGCTCAAGCGGGACTTTTGGGTGTTGCGGAGCAAGGTTTTGAGGATGATGTAGAGAGGCTGCTGGCAATTCCGAAGGAGAAGGACAGGGAAGCGGCAATAAACAGAAAGATGAAGGGAGCCACGAGGGGTTTAATGAAGCTTTTTATGGATCCAGCGCTTTTTGGCCGTACTGGAAAGGATGCTGTAGGCGCGGAACCTGAGGATGTGCGCAAGTTTTTTAAGAATCTTTTTAAGGAGGGAGGAGATACAACTGGCTGGAGCGTATGGGGTAGGTTAAACGAATCGGAGCTCAGGGATCACCTTGAAAAATCTTTTGGTGATAAGGGTATGAGTGGTGAGATGATAGCCCAGATGGCCGCTGTTCTTGAGGCTATTGATCCGGGGTTTTGGGAATATCAAGCTCAGGATGCATTGATAAAATTCGTCAGAGGAGGGGAATTAGCTGACTTTTATGGCGACATGTTTGGTGCCGCTCGTGATGTCGTGGAGAAGAATAGAGGGAACATTGTTACCGCAGCTAACTATACCCGTGATTTTGAAAAATTATTAGAGAGCATCAATGACTCCGTCCTCCTTTACACTCAGGACTTAGCAATCATAGCGCGGGAAACGGCTATACGTGACGCTACCCTTACTGCGCGCAAAGGATTCCTTGGGTTTCGAGGAGGTCGATCTAATTTAGCAGAAGCAAGGGGAGTAAGCGCTGCCAATTTTGCTGGCAGGCGACAAGCACTCGATCGTAATATATTTAACGAAAACCGAGGATCGATAACCGCTAATCTGAAAAAAGTTTTTAAGACTCCCGAAGGGTTACGAGGTGGTTTTCAGGATGTGTTTTTTGGGCCGGGAGGTTTTACACAAGGAGGTGCCGCCGGAGGCATCAATAAACTTAAGTCAATGCTTGAGAGCGGAGAGGTGCTTGAGTTGGCACCGGATGCCGTGGAAGGTATGGCCACTTTGGTTACCACACTCGAAGCAGCCTATGCTAAAGGACTTGAGGCTATTGAAAAAGACGAAAAGGTTCAAGAAATAAAATTCAGAGCTGAAGAGCTGCGGGCTCGTGTTACTGAGGAACAGTTTCGTTTGGCTCTTCTTGAGGAAAAAAATATCAACGCGGAAAAGATGAGTATGGAGAAAGCTCGCGGAGATTTTCAGCTTTTTAAAATGCGTCAGAAGAGGTCCGTTGAGTCGCCCGAGGCAATGTTTGGCCTTACTCCAATGGAACAAACTCTCAAAAGACAAGCGGCTGATACTAATATTTTTAACCGACAAAGAGGCCTTGACCAAAAACAACGGTTGAGCGATGCGCGACAAAAATTTATTGAAACAAAAACTCAGGTTGCTTTAGATACTACAACAGGCAAATTAGTGGATGTGAACTTGCGTTTGGAAGGGGCTATTAATGCCCTTAATGCCACACTAAATGGAACCCCAACGCTACCTCCAACGGGGGTAAGTGGTCCTAGCGCACATAAAAAACCTACTTTTGGTAAGTCTATCGCTAAAGAAGACGTTGAAGTTACTCTTGGTCCATTAGGTGACGATCCTTCTATATTTGACGTACTTGGTAGTTGGGCGAAGGGTAACATAGAAGCCGTAAAACAACAAGTGCAACGAAAATCTCAAAAAGAAGCTTATATAAAAGATAAAATCAGCGCGATTAAGAAAAGTAACGCGCTCGGTGCGAATAATCCGGAGATGCTTGAGCGAGCTAGAGGCCATTTTGGTCGAGAATTTGAAGCGGCGAACCCTGTGCTCACTGCTGATAAAGCAGTAAAAGAGACCCCTGTGCTCACTATTGATAAAGTAGTAAAAGAGACAGAACAGCGGTTGAAAGAAACTTCCGTTGCCTCCGCAGCTGCAGCTCCTTCCCATCTGATGGATACCACGGGATACCACCCTCTTTTGTCGGCACAAGTGGGAGCGGGATTCAATGTTGAAAACTACAAGTTAACCAGCGACGAGCTTAAGTTTATTAATCAGCAGACACAGGAGATCAATCAAGCTGTCATGGCGGGAAATGAAGAGGGAGCAATAGCCTTGGCCCGTGCAAGACAAAGCGCGGCCGCGGTATTTGATTTAGGTAACCAAACTGATAAAGCGGCAGATAGCACCAAAGAACTAGCAGATAACTGGGAACGCGTTGACGCAGCCGCGTCAACAAAGTTTACAGCAGGGCTCAGAAAGGGATTCGATGATGTTGCACAGCAATCTCATTTTATCTATAGGGAACTAGGAGAAAAGCTTCCTGTACAATTTAGGGATAACATGGTAGGGGCGATCGGAGCAGCGATGGATAAAACCTCTAGTTTAGGGGACGCTCTTGATGGGGTCGCATTAGCATTTTTAAGTACCATGCGTCAGGCTTTTCTGCAGAGCGCGGTAAGCAACATGATGAATGTGGGTAAGACTTTGTGGACTGGTAGTCAGAGGGGCGGTTTCATTACAGCACAAAACGGCAGATTTGTAGGAGGAAATAGCACAGGAGACAGACATCCCGCTCTATTGGAAAGCGGCGAATATGTTTTGAATCGTAATGCTGTTGGAGCTTTAGGTGGGCCTGAGGCTTTGAATTCAATTAATTTTGGTATGGCTCCTCGTTTCCAAAAAGGTGGAGGGCACTTAATGAGCCTTTCAGAGAAAATCCCAAGTTCTCGCTTTAGTGGCCTCTTCTTGCAGCGAGGAAATCCGGAGTATGCTGAGTATGCTGACGCTGCATCCGCAAAACAGCAGGCGGCGATGGCAAAACACCAAAAGAAAGAACAAAAGAAGGCTATGATTCTGAGTACGATAATATCTGGGGTAATGGCTGCAGGAGCCGGATGGGCTGGCAGCAAATGGGGCAATAAGCCACCAGCTGGAACTACGCAAGGATTTAATCAGTATGGTCAATGGTCAAGTCTAGCGCCAAACCCGCAGCGTGGAGGTTATATTGGTCGTCAAGCTGGTGGATCAATCGGAGGTAGTGTCGCTCGTCGTTATGGGCTGTTCCAAGGAGGCGGTACCGTACCTGTTTCTTCAGGGGCCCCTTCTTTGGGCGGATCTACTAATACCAATAATATTAGTATAAATATTGGCTTAGGAGGCGACAATAATTCGCCGGGCAGTGGGGCTAGCCAAAGCGCCACCGGAAATACGGGGGCGCCATCACAAGCCACCACATCTGACGCAAAGGCCCTCAGCGAGAAGATAAAAAGCCAAGTCTTAAAAATCATAACAGAAGAGCAGCGAGTAGGCGGTTCGTTGAGTCCCGGGGGCAGGAGACCATAATGGCTAAAAACGCAGTACCAAGTTACGAATCTCAGTTTTTCCTTCGTAGTGATCCTAAGGACGCGTCTCCTGCGATATATGGAGTATCTGGTATACGTGACTGGGAGGCGAGCTATAGTGTGCCCGAAGCTTCAATTAATGCATTGGGGGTTGGTTTTGTTCGCAATGTTTATGATGGCCCATTACAGGGGCGACTTTCTTTAACGCGAGATCTTATTTTAAACGACGATCCTGTTTTAACTTATACTGGAGAAGATTCTTTTTCTGGCACATTAATTTATGACACCTATATAGGCAATGGAGATGAAAAAGTTTTTGGCTTTAATTCTGGTTATTTGACTAGCTACTCTGTAAGTTGTGGAGTTGGGGGTGTTCCTACGGTAGATTCGTCTTTTGTAACCTTTGGCAGATTTGGTAGCGGTATTCGTCACGGGGATTTAGATTATTCCGGCAACTCTCCTTTAGCTGGGTCTATGGGCACTCGGGTGCGCCCTGTTCCCAATCAAGGTTCTATATGGTGTGGTTTTGGACAATCTGGTACAAACCGGGTGACGCAAGTAAGCCAAAATTATGAAATTAACAGAGAGCCTATTTATGATCTTAGCCAAAAAACAGCTTCAGATTTAACAGGTGGCGCAGGCTTTGTGCCAGCAGAAGTTATTACTAATTATCCTATAGAAGTTACAACAAATATGACGGTTGAAGTAGACGATTACGAAACTGCCAATATTATGGATACTATACGTAGTGGTCATTATGAAAATATTAGCTTGACAATGTATCAAAGTTCGCTTTCTGTTGAGCATCTTTCAGGTCCAAACGAAGTAGGGGGCACTACCAGCCTAGAGGATGATAGCTCAGAAGCCTTGGAAGATAATGGGTACAAGACAGTATATAGATTTAATAGCGTAACGGGACAACTTGTGTCTCAAAGTGTAAAAACATCAATAGATGGAACATTAAGTGTAGACTTAGAATTTAAGGATTATTTAAACAGGAACTTCTAAAATGGGAAAAATAAATGAATATTCAGCTATGGGCGCTGCTCCTGCGAGCAACGATCTACTTTTTATAGGCGATACAGACGGAACTCCGCCTTATGAGATCAAGAGCATTACTATCGCCAATTTAAATAAGACTGATACTATTAAGGCAGCTACATCTGCAGGAATAACTATTACGGATGATGGAGGAACTTATGGGATAGAGGTTCATGATGGCGGCAATGTGGGAATAGGCGCAGGGTACGCTACGACCCCTACCAGCTATTTGGATGTACGAGGGGCGTCTGATGCTAGCTTAACATTAGCTCAATTTTTAAATCCTTCGGCAACCACAGATGGACGCATTACACAAATTTTAGTGGGAACTGACAGAGCTGATTATAAAGCCTTATCTTTGCGCTATACTTATGATACTACTAACAATGATGGGTTAATTACATTGAGGCATTATGAAGATGCTACCGAGGGAATTCACCTTAAAGGAGATGGAAATGTAGGAATAGGAGAAACAGCACCCACAAGTAAGTTGCACATAGGGGACGGCTCGGCTACACCCTCGTTAAGGGTCCAAGGTTCTTCTTATAGTGTTTATTTGAATAGTGGGGGGGCGAACGGTCCCGGATTAGCTGGAGGGAGCCATAATATTCATATTCAATATGGGTATGGAGGGGTGAGTACAAGGAACCTTTATTGTTTTTATAGCACTTCTGCTCCGGTTACCCCTTTTATGATTCAGTCGTCGGACGGTAACGTGGGAATCGGCACAAACGCTCCTTCGGGGACATTGCAAATTGATACTGCTGTTGATAATGCTTTGTATATCCATTCTAGAGATGCGGCTAAAAACGCGCGCATCAAACTAGCGGTTACTACAAGTGATCCCGGCTATATAGAAGACGCTCCATCTTATATAGCTATTTCTGGAAGTGGCACCCCTGCTGCTAATAATTGTTTACAAATTAGTAAAGGGGGAACCACGAGCGGGGGGCGTATTAGTATTGGCGGTACATTGGGCACCTTCAACTACGCTATAACAACTTCATCAACCCCAGCTACCCAAGCGTACTTTTCTAATGGAAATGGCAACAAGGCTCATATCTATATAACCAACACGACAAGTAGTGTTACCGCAGGTGCGGTGGTATTTGGGTGTGAGACCCAGACAAACAAGGCTCGCTGGATGTGTGGACAGTTTTGGACTGCAAGCCCTAGCCATAATTACTTTGGTATGAAGTTTTTGGGTGGGAGCAGCAAAACGACAGAAACCGCAGCTTTTAACGGAGGAACGGTTGAAGATACTACTGTTTATATATCTCAAACTGGAGGCATGACTTCTGAAAACACAAGTGTGGCGTTTGGTCATATTCAAACAGATAGCACTTCGAGTACAACCGTATTAACCAGCACTTATAATATAGAAAGTCCTGTAACTTTAAATGCTAGTGGAGTGGCTACAATAACATTTAATAAGACCTTAACGTCGGCAAGCTATACTGTTATAGCAACTGGTTGGGATGGAACGAGGCCGTTGGTAGGCTATGCTAGCACTAAAAATGATACTGGGGTCGCTATTACATTTTATCGTTTAGATACGGGTGCGGTTATTGATTTGACAGCCTCTTCTGCTATTCATTTAGATTTTGTGGTATATGGGGGCATAAGCTCAGGTGTTAGTGGGACGCAAACGCGACTAGAAAAAGCTTAATGGCTAAGTTCATAAAATATGAGAAAGCATTACTTGAGATCGAAAGCCACAGTATTTTGGCTGAAAGTGCGGAGCTTGGTGTAGAGGCATCGCTTACCCCTATAGAACATATTACTGGGAGCGTTCTTCGTTATGTGGCGGACGCTCCGTTAAGAGGTACTCTTTCTTTTAGTCATTATTTAACCGGGGCCCTTCATGAATTCCTTAATCCTCTAACAAACGTAGAAAGGACAGGTGAGCCTTTACGGGGTAATTTAGGAGGAATTGAGTTTGCTAGTGGATATATCAAAAGCCTTGAGTTTTCAGTATCTCCTATGGCTCCTATCCTAGTGCGTTCTTCGATGGATATTTATGGAGAGCTTAGCGTATTGGATGCGCAAGGACGTAGTGATGAAGCGGTGCGGGGGGTGCAAGATGATCCACGCGCTATCAGTCATGGAGCTCAAACTTATTTGGCTGGAAATGATTTTGGTATAAATAATAAATTAGGATTTTCTTATTCTGTTACGTGTGAACGAAACCCAATGACAGTTATAGGTAGCGGTTTGCCTAGTCGAGTTACAAAAGAAAACGTACAAATTAATATGACAGTACGGGGAGAAGATTTGGGAACTGTATTGACCACTACCGGATATGCGGCAGTTGCAGATGCTTATGTTTACGGTGTTTATGCTGAGGCTGGCTCTGTTGCAATGGGTCGTTTTGGGTGTACCGGGCAAGTTCATTCACAAAATATTCAGGCGTCAGAAGGAACGAGTGTGGCAGGAGAGATTTCATTATCTCAAGATTATTTAACTGGAAAACAAGTTGTATGATAATTAATTCTGGAGTAACTAATATAGCGCGAGTATTGCCCTTCGAGGTAGGCAACAGCTACAAAAAGTATGATATTGTCTATTATAGCGGTTATACAGATCCGAGCCCCACCCCCCCTACGCTTCACCCGTGTTTGCAATCTGAATCCGGCCATTGTTATTATACAGGAAATAGCGCCACAACCTCAACAATTACTAACAGGCCTTATGGAGCGGACACCGAATGGACTACAGGTTTTTTTGCAGATGTGTCTTATGGGGCTACTGTTGATTATGAAGCCCTTAATTATACAACAGAGTTCGGTGATGGCTATTATAATGTTTTGAATAAAAGTGAAAACGCGGTGCGAGCCAGCTTTTCAACAACTTTCAACAAAAGAACTGATCAAGAAACTAAGGCTATTGTTCATATACTAGAGGATTCTTTTAATCACGGAAATAGGCCGAGCGGAGGTTACAGCGGTATTCCGTGGACACCTTTTGCGCCCTATAACCAAAGCGGGGAATTTTTTGTAGAAAGCTTCACGCAGAGCTATGAGTCTCCGGACGTTAATAATATCTCTACTACGTTCTTTAGAGAAACGGCGTCTACTACCGACTGGAAGACTTTATATATTCCGTTTAATAGTACGCGCATGGATTATGAGAATGGTCAAGCTTATTTCCAGCATGATGCGACGTTTTTGCGAAAGTTGCCGGGCCAAGCAGAATTAACGCCAGCTCAAACAGGGTGGTATTATTTTACAGGAGAAAAGCATGATGACTACACCCCGCAAACTGGGATATTAGGAACAAAGTATAATTCCCCAACAGGCCAGTATCCGTTGTGGACAAAAGATAATTTTTATTTTGATTTAAATCAAAACATTAGCATACCTCAGAACCCTCGTTTTACCAAACAGGACTTAGACAATGGTTTCACGATGAGGTTTAACGAGGGGATTAACAAAAATTTGCTTACTTTTCCGGTTGACTTAAAAGGGCGAACAGATAAAGAGGCTCATGCAATAATCCATTTCCTTGAGCATCATGCGGGCGCGCGACTTTTTCAATTCACGCCCCCAGCTCCTTACGATTTTACAAATAAGGTATTCTTAGCTTCGAGCTGGAGCCATACAATAAACTTTAAAGACAATAATGATATCACGGTCCATATGCGTGAGTTTCCTATTGATTATTTAAACCTATCTACTGAGTTTAGATCTTTGGTAACAGTAGTTAATCGACCTTTAAAAAACCTGTCGTCTTATTGGAGTTGGCCAACCGAAGGGCAGGCCAGTGGTCCCGTTAGTGTCGATCGTTACGCGGGATCTAAGTCGACCATAGAAAGAATCGAAAATTCAGAATTTGTTTCTAATACAGGAATGAAGGTTTTTGCTATAACAGGGCAAAGTATTAGAACGGGGTTCTATTTAACAAATAGCGGGAACATTGCCCTCAATACCTATATAGGCTATGATAGCCCTTATCAGGTTTTTGATTTTCCTTCAGGACACTCACACAACCCTGTGGTTACTTCGCCCGGAAGCTCTAGCTTTATCCCTTTTTATTTTAAGGGGTTTAATGATAATATAGAAGCTCCGGAGGTTACCACCGGTCCGGAGAGTACCGGGGTATATAGCGCAACATTGACATTAAATAACAAGTCAAATTTTGATAATACTTTTGATCCGAGCGGTTCAATTACTGTTGGGATTACGGGGTATATTACAGGGTTTGATGAGGCTGCAGGACTGCCAAATGACTGTGCTTATCCCTACAGAGGGAATGACGGACAAACCCCCAATCATCCAGCTCGCTTTTTGGTTCAAACGGGCTACTATGACACTTCAGGAGTACCTATTAACATATTGGGGTGGAAGCATCCTGCGACAGGTCACGATTTGAATCGTTATTCTATTCAATATACTCAAGATAATAGTTGGGTTGAGGTTTCAGGTATTCCTTTGACAGACGATACTTCTATACGAAATATTGAGGGGATTGCCGGTACTGGCTTTGAGATTAATCGTAAATATATTCAGTCCTTTGGGCCTGACATTTTGAATACAGCGGGGTACGTTGCGACGAATTTATATACTGGTGTTTTGGTTCCTTCTAGTCTGGCCGATGAACTTCCTGAAGGGCTAAAAAATCTTCCAGATCCGCAAAATACAGGCATACACCAAGATTCTTTTTTCTTACATAAAGGGCTTTCTCATGGGGGAGATTATTATTACAGAATGAGATCAGAGTACGTGCAATCTAATAATAGTTCGACCTCTGATATTGTGGGTTCAATGTATGTATATGCGAGTGGAGCCTCAGACTTTTCAGCGGATGTTTCTCATCAGGTTTCGACTGGATTAAGTGATAGCTCGACTCAGTTTACTGACGCCAGAACGGTCATAACTACCATAGAGAAGCCCTCTTTTGATGTGTATCTAGAGAAAGGGTCTTCGAATATCAATTTGAGCGGAGAATTTATAAAAACCTTGGTTGACAGAGGTTTGGTTAAGCAAAAAGATGGGCTTGATTTAGTTATTAATTCTAATCCTACCATTCAAAATTATCTTGATATAGCAAATACCGGAGCATATGCTGATTATTTTACAGGGGTAAAATTTATTTTGCAGCCTAACTTTTCAGTGGGAGGGGAAGGGGGAGCTATAGGCAGCAATTCTTTCTATCAAACTACAACACCACCGGAAAACATAGACGCAGCTATGATAACCCCCGCAGTTCGAACAGGTTTTCAGCTTTTAACTGGAGTTGTGAACCCGGCAGATGCAGGCGCAGGAGCTGACCCCAATTTACAAAAACCAATAGCTGAAACTCCTTCTGTCCTTGTTTTGCAAAACAATTCTGCTATTGTGGGGCAAGGCGGCATTGGGGGGGATGGGGGTTTAACCATAGTCAAGCAAACCGTTGAAAATAAAGAGAAATTCAAAAGTGACAACAAAAATAAGGACAAGGCTTCTGAGTATACCTTAGATTTAGACTTTGGAACAACGAGGGATTCTACTGCAGGAGGAGATGGAGGGGATGCCGTTTATGTTTCGCATGAAGATATAGACAAGTTTTCTATCCGTAAAGACTATAATGCAAAAATCTTTGGAGGAGGGGGAGGAGGAGGGGGAGGAGATCGTTACTTGGCGGAAAAATTGTTTGCTCTGAAGTCTCAAGCCCCTGCAGATAACGGGGGCAATAATCTTTATATGGCAAGTTCTACCTTTGGTAGCGAATTCAGCCAATGGACACAGTCAAAAAACCTCAGCATCAGCGACGAAGGAAATATTGTGGTTACTATAGGTTCAGAATATAAAGATACTTCCACTATAGAGGAAAATGATTTCATTCCGACAACCGAAAATGGGGAAGTGGTTTTTCATGCTGATAATTTTCTAGGTGAACATAGGGGTGGTGCGGGTGGAGGCGGAGCAAGCTTTAAGCCCGTGAGAGGGGGGAGGCAACTAATGACAGTTAGCGAGCAGGATTATATTCCTGATACCTCTTATGGAAGGTATGGAAAAGCAGGGAAGGGGAATTTGCGGGGACGAGAAGGTACTTCTAGGAAGGATGGATCTAACAGCAATAAGAACACATTTGGGGGTGGGGGAGGAGATTATGGTCAAAGGGGAGGTATGGGTTATACTTTTAATAAAGCAACCACCGGTATCCCTTTTATACTAGAGGATGATGG